TGGAAGGCCACGATCCGAACCGTGCCGGCCGAGCTTCCGGTGTAGGGATCGACCAAGATGTCGAGGACGCCCCACTCGCCCATCATGACCTGCGTGAAGTCGCCGAAGAACATGTCGCCCGCGTCGATCTGGTTGGTGACCTCGACTGGATACCCGTTCATCTGGTTGTTCTCGATGAGGAACACGGGATAGGTCGTCCCGATCTTCGGGCGTCCCTTCATGAGCCCGCGAACCGTCGCATTAGTGACGTACCTCATCCCCGCCACATCGGCGTTCGCCGCGGCGACCAGCGTCTCCATATCGACCACGTTGCCCCACGCGAAGGACGCCCCCGCTTCCGAGCCGATCCCCGTGACGTTTGCGATGCCCTTGGGCTCGCCGTTGGACCCGGTACCGTGGAAGACCGCCTTGTCGATGGCCAAGGCGAGGATCCTGGTGAGGTCCCCCTGAACGAGCCCGTCGACCGCGGGGGTTCCTTGGAGGAGCAACTGGCGGGAGAAGTCGGTGTAGGCGCCGACCGTCTTCGGGGAGAGCGTGACCTGCCCGAAGGTCTGATTCCCGGCCGTGGGGGCCGTGTTCTCCGCCACCCAGTACGCGGTCGCTGCGGCGGTGAACGAGGGGATCGCGATGTTGCCGACCAGCCCGGAGAGCATCTGGATCCCGAGCTTGCTCGCGATCATCTTGTTCCGGAGCAGCTCGATGAACAGATCCGGCCGCAACTGCGTGCCGACGAGATTGCCACCGACGTTTGCCGTCCCGGCCGTCAGGACGGTCCGCTGCTCGGTGCGGAGCGGCACATCGTAGGGGACGAAGAAGGTTCCCCGCTTGTTGTAGCCTTCCTTGACGACCCTCTTCTCGACCGCCGCCGAGCATTCCCGTTCGAATCCGGCATTCGCCCAGTCGCCCGTGATCGCCGCGGCGATCGCACGGGAGATCGAGTACCGGTTGCGGTCACCTTCGGACATCCCGAGGTCGGACGGCGGCGTGTCCGTTTGCTCGTCCCGATCTGTTTCAGGACGTTGTGACGGAACTGATCGATGGTCAGCCCGTCGAATATCGCCTTGTCGCGCATCTCCGCCGGCAGGTTGTGGCGCGAGACGAGAGCGGTGATCTCGGCGATCCTCTCCCGCTCCGCCTTCTGGATTGCATCCCGGTTCTCCTTGTCCTTCTGCTCCTTGGCCCGTTCCTCTGCGGCCAACTCTTCCAGCGTCTTCGGCATGACCAGAACCTCCATCATTTCGGCCACAGGGGCCTGTATTTCGACCGGAGCGGGAGGCTCCAGTGTCGATTCCTTGCTTCTGCCCACGCCGACGGAGATATCCGCAGGGATGGGAACCATGCTCACCTCGTAGGGAGTCCAGCGGTTGATCCGGTAGACAGGGGCCTGTTCTTTCAGCGAGAGGTTTTTCAATTCCTCGTTCATGTCCTCGGGCTTCATCTGCATCGGGTCTTCGTCGATGGAGTAGCCTACGGAAACGTTCTTCCGGATGCCGTCGGCAACGTCCTGAAACACTTCCTCGCCGAGCGTGGATCGCGAGAAGCGCACCGTGGCCCGCCCCATCTTGTCCGGGGCGCAGCGGCAGTCCTCGACCACGCCGATCTGTTTGTCGGAACTGTGATTCAGAAGGACCGCACCGCCGTTTTGTAACCGGCTCATATCCATCGCACCCGGGTCGTGAGAAAGGATTTCGATTCCCCACCAGCGGGCGACCGGCTGCTCGGAGGAAAAGGCAAGATCGACGGTGCGCTTCTCCGCGTTGATGGCCTCCTTCTGGATCGTTACCGCTCGGGATTCTTTCGAGCCCGCCTTCGGAAACTCACGATTCGCCATGTGCTACCTCCAAATGAAAAAAGCCGGGGGATGCCCGGCCTTCTTCGTACTTTTCTTTCTGTTCTCGCTATGCGTTTGCGCTTACGTCCTTGCCGTTCCCCTTGTCCTTCGCTTTGCCGGACCCATTGGCGGGTGCAGCCGGAGTCTCCCCTGTCGCTGCAGTCGCATCCGGGTTGTCCTTCGCGGTGCCCTTGCCGCCGATGCTGAAGTCGAACACGAGGCCGAGTTTCTCCGCGAGCGCAGTTTCCTCTGCGATCTCCTCGTAGACTTCTTCCAGGTCGTATCCCATCTCCGTCGCGATCATCGAGGACGATTTGAACCCCGCGCCAACCGCAGCGCGAGATGATTCGACGTCCTTCGATGGATCCACCCACGCCCAACGCCTGCCAGTCCACTTCGCCGCGTTGAACTTGTCGAACTTCGCCAACGGCAAAGATCCGATCGCGCCCATCGTCAACGCCATCTCAAGCCAACCGGCGAATACCGGATCGTGGAAGTTCTCCACGAGCCATCTCTGCCCTTCCTTCCATTCCTCACGCTCCTCGATCAGGCCGGCGCGAATGGACGAGAAATTAACGGAGGACAGGTTCTGCGAAATCGTCGCGTAGGATGTCCCCAACCCGGCGGCGACCCCATGCAGGATCGTCTCGGTAAACGGGCCGTGCTGGTTGTCGGGGTATTTCGGATCGTACGCCTGGAACGTCCACCCGGGCGGCAACCTCTCCATCTGCCCCGGCTCGGCCGACTGGATCGGGTTCCCGTTCACATCCTTGTCGTCCCCCTGGTATTGATCCCCTGCATCCGATTGGTAGAAACCCATCTTGCAGGCAGACACGCGGGCGTTGATGACCGCCGCCTCCTCATACCCGGCGAGCATCTTCAGGCGGAGCATCGACGGGGCCATCTGCGAAACGTCGCGAGTGGCATCCACGCGATCGGAATCGTACAGGTGAATCATCTCGGAAGCAGGGATCCTATCGTACGGCCCTCCGCTGTCGCTGGTCTGCGTCCATCCGAGATTCGGTTGGTATTGCTTGACGTAATAGGCGACGGGTTTCCGCTGCGGCGTGAGTTCGATTCCCATCCGGATGATGTTCCCGTTGGGCAGGATGTCGTTGTATCGCTCGTCCACCAGTTCCGGCTCGACGAGTTGAAGCGCGAACCCGTATTTGTTCACGCCCGCACCGCGGAGAAGCCGAACGAATATCTCCCCGTCTCGCTTAACACCGGTCACGCACATCGACTGCACCCTGCGGAAAGACCATCTTCCGGTGATCTCGCAGACACCCTTCCTGCTCCAATCGGCGAACTTCTGCTCGATCAAGTCGTTGGCGAACCTGTCCAGCGTGGAGATGATCTTCCCGTCAGGGCCGACCTTCGTGTCTCTCGCCTTGACCTGAAGCGAGAATCCTTCTGAGCCGACGATGTTCTTCCGGCACGCCCGCAGGTACGCCTTGGCGTACGGATCGTTCTGCGTCAGTTCGCGGGCGCGGGACCGGATCACCTGCATCCCGGCACGAACGTCAGAGTCGGCGGTCGTCGGGTAAAAGATCCAGTCAGAAGTAAGCCGCGAGATATTGCCGGCAGCGTAATTCCGTTTCCCGCCAGCCAACTCGTCCTTGTGGACGAAGCCCATCCTCCTGGCGATGCGGCGAAGGATGCTCACCACGGCCACCTCCACACGCGGTTGAGGGGCCATCCCCCTCGGGATGCATCATCCCGAAACCGCGTCAGGATCCGGTTTCCCGGGTCCTCCCCTTGCGCCACTTTCCCTGCAGTCTTCTCCCTTGCCACTTCGGATTTGTAGAACGACCGCCACTTGATCAGTTCTTCCGGTTTTAAATACTGGATCTGCCGGTTGTTGATCTGCATGCTCTCTTGCGACTTCGTCGCTCGCCCCTCCATCGTCGCCTCGATGGCGTCTAAAACCTTCTGGACGTGCGAGCGGCCATCGAATCCGGCGGTCTGCGCCGCGAGGTTCGCCCGGACGGTAACCGTTCCGGTGGCGATGGTGTAGCGCTCCCCCGTCCCGTTCGAGACGAAGGCCTGCCAGGTATAAAAACCCGGCTGCAGATTCGCCGTAACCGTGGCGGACACGGTGAACTTGTGGTCGATCCCGTCAGCCACGGAGTCGATGTCCAGTACCGACGTACCCCGGAGGACGTAGTGCATCGTCCAGACCGGAGCCGGGTACTCCCCCGCCGATTCCGTCCACGAGAGCGAGTCGCCTGCGTAGATCGTCTCCGGGGTACCTGGCATCAACGCCACCTGTTTACAAATCCGCCACCACTTCGCCTAGGTGCTGCGTGTGGATACAGCGGGGTTATGGTTTGCTGTTCCGGTTGCGCGGGCGGAGGTTCTTGCGTTTTCACCTGCGCCTCCATCCGCTGCGCGATTCTCTCAAGGTTCGCGTTCAGAGAAGTAAACGCCGCGAATGCGTACACGGCGCAGTCCAATGCCTCGTTCCTCGCACGGATCTGCTTCCATATCCGGGTGGGAATGCCCTTGATGTGCTTCGTCATCAACTTCTCGGCGGTGAGTTGTTTAAACCATTCGTCATCCACATCCCGCGGGAAATGGATGTACCCGGGACCGAACTCCGAAAGGCCCAACCGGGAGAAGAGCAGCCCCTTGGCCGTGTCCGTCCCGACGATTCCCAGCACCACCTTCGCGCGTGTTCGCCGGGGGGTGAGTTTAAGCAACGGCAACCCCGCGCCCGACCGCCCGATGATCGCCCACACGCGCCGCGATTCACGCTTGCGGCAGAAGTCGTACACCTGCTGGGTGGCATGGCCGCCGGAGTCCACGCAGGTGGAGGCGATCCGCAGCGTGTTGCCGTTCTCATGCGGCCATGTTTTCAATAGCCAGTCGTCCAGGTCCCGCCATACCTGAAGGGAAGTCTCGGGGTTTCCCCGGAACACCGAGTGTTGGACAACC